GAGAGGAAAAATGCAAACAGCATCCGTGACAGGTAAAAACAGTGAGAAACACAAGGAATAACGATAAAGCTCTGCCGGAATTTGCCTCAATGCAGGCATGCTCCGGCGCTACAGGAATCCCGATGGATGTCCTGAAGGCTGCTAAGAAAGGCGGGTGCTCAGCCTTTCACGGGTCCGGCCGGGTTGACCTCGAAAAGCTCCTGCGTTGGCTGTTCCGTTCCGGCGACGCAACCGAAACCGATACCGTTAACGATTGGGGCAAAGAGCTAAAGAAGTGGCAGGCCAAGCGCGCGAAGATGGAGCATGACCGGGAAGCTGGCGAACTGGTTGAGAAGGTCGCCGTGATTGAGCAAGTCCGCGAGTTGAACGCCAAGGCGCGCGCCGTGCTTCAGCGGTTGCTAGAGGTTGAGCTGCCCGCCCGATGCGCCGGCCAGGATGCGAAGGAGATTTTGCGACACAACAAAGCCGCGCTCGCTGAAGTGTGCGGGATACTTGGGAAGGCTGACGCATGAGCTTTACAATTGCCCCGTCATTTGCCGAGGCATGGCAAATGCCTCCCGACGAATCAATCCACCAATGGGCCGCGCGCAACGTGACGTTCGGAAGTTGGTCGCCGTATGAGGGAAGGTTTAACCCCGAGCTCATGCCGTGGCTGATACGCCCGATGGAAGCCATGCGGCAAGACGACCTGTGGCGCATCGTCATCGTGGCCGCGGCTGCCGGCGGCAAGAGCACGCTCGCCGAACTGTTCCTGTCGTGGCTGATCGCCCGCGCGCCGGGGCCGGTGGCGTGGAATGCTCCGACGGAAGAGGACGCCAAGGAGTTTAGCGAGACGCGCATCCAACGCTTCCTTGAAAGCTGCCCCGAGGTTGCCAAGTGGTTTCCTCAAAACCGGCACAAGAAGCGGACGAACGCGATTCTGTTTCCGCACATGAGCCTCATCATCCAAGCGGCCAATGAGGGCAACGCGCAGATGAAGCACCTACGTTACCTCATCAATGACGAGACGTGGCTATGGAAGCCAGGTATCCTAACGCAGATGCACAAGCGCACCACGCGCTTTGCCCACAACCGCAAGGTCATTGACATTTCGACGGGCTCACTAGACGGCGACGAGACGGACCAAGGGTGGAAAGACGGCACGCGCGAGGAATGGCAATTCCGCTGTGAAGCCTGCCACGGCCACCACGTTCCGCAGTTCACCTTCGGCCGAAAGGATGCGCCCGGCGGTGTGAAGTGGTCGGCCGACGCGCGACGCAAGGACGGGACGTGGGATTACCGCATCGTCATCGGGACAACGGAATACGAGTGCCCGCACTGCCAACGCCGCTACCAACCGACCGACGCGAATGCCGTCACGCTGAACCGCCACGGCTGTTACTCCACACCCAGCGCCGACGCGAATCCTGGCGTCGCTTCTTTCTCCTGGTCGGCTATGGTTTCCGACTTCCGCATTCTCCCGCAGATCGCCGTTGAACTCCTGCAAGCCAAAGAAGCCATCCGCCGCGGGACGATGGAACTGATGCGCGAAGTGACTCAGAAGCGGTTTGCTAAGGCGTGGAAGGATGAACCTGCAAATGATGTCGTGGGCACCCGCGAGAGCGATTACAACATGGGCGACCCGTGGCCCGATGAAGTCGCGCGATTCCTCACGGTTGACGTTCAACAGGCGCACTTTTGGGGAGTCATCCGCGCATGGGCAGCCGATGGCCGCTCGCGCTTGGTGTGGGCTGGACGGCTTGAAACGTGGGACGAAATCCGCGACCTGCAAAACCGCAGCGCCGTCCGCAGCGAGTTCGTGATTGTCGATTCCAGCGGGTTCACGGATCGCGTCTATTCGGCGTGCTGTCGCTGGGATTGGACCGCCATAAAAGGCGAGGAAGCGGCTGGAGGCTACCTGCTCAAAGTTGGCGAAGGTGAGGACGAAAAGAACGTCCGCGTTCCGGTGAAGGAAGCCAATGGCCGCGGCTATCCGCTCCGCCTTGAACCCGGCTCCGTGGTCACTAGTTGCGCGCTCTACCTTGTAAGCGAAGGAATGACCGCCGACAGCATGGACCTGTTCCGCAGCGGCAAGGCGGAGGGTTGGACGATTGCCCGCGACACGCCAGAGGATCACCGCCGACAGATTGCCGCGCGCGTGCGGCGCACCCGTCCAAATCCAAAGACCGGCCAGATGCAAACCGAATGGATTACCGTCGGACGGGACGGCGAGCATCTGTGGGACTGCGAACGCTACCAAATCGCGGTCGCATGGCAGGCGGGTTTGATTGGTGTCAGTGAACAGGCAAAAGCATGACCGAACTCCTAACATCCAAGGAACTCGCCGCCGCGCTCAAGCGGTCGCTGGACTACGTTTACGCCATGCGGAAGGCAGGGTTCCCGATGCCGGGAAAGCGGGCCACGCTTGCCGCGGCGTTGACATGGTTGGCGGACAATCCAAACCCGACGCGCAAGGCGAAGCCCACCAATCCCGCGAAATCGTGAACATTCGGCAACGCGCGCATTGTATTACACGTGCAATGACCGCGCAGTTGGTTCGTGGCAGCAACCACAGCCTTCCGGCGTCTGTTCCTTCGTGGCCTCTACGCAGAGGCGACTAGGCTTGGCCTTGGCTTTGAAGCTGCTTTGACCGCGGCGGTCGGCGTCAATTACGCCGCCACCAAGACCGGCAAGGTCATCATCGCCACCGGGGCCGCCGGGCGGACTGTTCAATTCATGCTCCCGTCTAGCGGTGGACTGACTCCGGTGGAGATTGGCGAACTCGTATCAGACTTGTTCGACCTCTTTGACACCTGCTCCACCGCCCTGATTTCCGCCGGCATCACGTCGCCGACTGACGCGCAAATCTTCACGGAGATGAAGTCGCGGTTACAACCCGTGACCGAATCCCGCACTGACTTCATCGGCCTCCGCCTTGGCCACGGCAAACCCGTCACAATCACCGAGGCATGAACCTACGCGCTCGCATGGCGGCAGCATGGGCGGTGATTACCAACCGCTACGAAGCGGGGCAGCGTTACGACGCGGCCCGAAGCGACGTGCCCGGCTTCGTCCGCGATGCGCGCTTCGATGCCGACCAAGCCACGCGGTTGGAAATCGTCCGCAAGGCCCGCTATTTCGAGCGCAACAGCGGCATCGTCAACCGGCTGGCCGACCTGTTTGAGCAGTTCACGGTTGGCGCCAACGGGCTGCAATTCATCCCGGCGAGTTCCGACGAGGAATGGAACACCCGCGCCCGCGATTGGTGGACCGGTTGGGAGCGTGTCTGTGATATAGCCAGCCTGCACCCGTTCGGCTCCCTGCAAAGCCTCTGCGCCCGGCTGTGGTTCATTGACGGGGAAGTGTTCCTGCTCAAGACCTACGGCGAGGAAGTCACGGTCAATGGGCGAACCATTCGGCGTCCGCGGGTTCAACTAATCGAATCCCATCGCGTCGCTACGCCGGGCAACATTGCGAAGGGCGTTACGGTCATTGACGGCATCGAGCTAAACGCCAAGGGCCGGCCCGTTGCGTATCACGTCCGCACTTCATTCGAGGGCGACAAGTTTGAGCGCATCGAGGCGCCTAACATCATTCACATTTTTGAGCCTTCGCGCGCCGGCCAATACCGCGGGCTGCCGATGCTTTATCCAGTGCTCAATGACCTGCATGATTTGGACGATCTCCAGATGCTGCAAATGCGGAAGAGCAAGGATGCCGCGGACATCACCAACGTATTCAAGACCAAGACCGGAGAACTGCCAGCCAACGGCTTGGAAGCGCAACGGTTTACGATCAATCGGGCGACCAACGCCAACGTCGAGACGCTCGAAACGCGGACCGACTACATCCGCAAGGCGTCCGGCGGCGGGCGAACAATTGCCATCCGCACTGACGAGACGCTTGAGCAAAATCGCAGCGACACGCCGAGCATCGCGGACCAAGCGCATTGGGATTACGTCCTAAGCAAGATTTGCGCGGGCGTTGGCATCTCCAAGCTGCTGGTGATGCCGTTCTCATTGCAAGGCACCGTTACGCGCGCCGACCTCGACACCGCGGCTGTTTTCTTCCGCAGCCGCAGCGCCGTCTTGGCCTCCGCTTTCGAGAGCATCTACCGCTGGTGCATGGAGTGGGCAGTCTATTCAAACGCCAACAACCTCGGCGACCCGCCCGCTGATTTCCTCCGCGTCACCGTGCGCCCGCCTCGCTCCGTCAACGTGGACGTGGGCCGCAACTCCGCTGCGCTGATTAACGAATACCGCGCCGGCTGGCTAACGCTTGAAGGCATCTGCGGCGCGCTCGGTGAAGACTGGCGCGAAATCCTGCGGCAGCGCGCGAAGGAGCGGAAGGTTGCCGGAGAAATCGAAGCCGAGTTTGAGATTCCAAACGGGTCGCTAATCGAAGCCGCGCTTGAGGCAATCCAGCAAGAGGCAGCAACCAATCCTCCGCAACCCGCAGCCGTTCCAGCATGAAAACCTGTTTCACTTTCAAAGCGTCCGCCGATGAATCCGCCCCGGCGGAAATCCTGATCTATGACCAGATTGGGCGCGACTTTTGGAGCGGTGAGGGCGTGGTGGCCAAGGAGTTTGCTCAGGAGTTGGCCAAGATTCCGGCCGCTCGCAAAATCACCGTCGGCATCAACTCGCCCGGCGGTTCCGTTCACGATGGGCTTGCCATCTACAACCTGCTTTCCGCGCGACGCAACCAAGTAACGTGCCGCATCGACGGACTCGCGGCCAGCATCGCGTCCATCATCGCGTTAGCCGGTAGCAAACTGGTCATGCCCGCAAGCGCGCTGCTCATGATTCACGACCCGTCCGGAATGTGCATGGGCACCGCGGACGAAATGCGCGAGATGGCGATGGCTCTGGAAAAGCACAAAGAGGCGCTGGTCAACGTATACGAGGAAAAGACCAAGAAGCCGCGCGCCGAAATTGAGCAGGCGATGAAAGACGAGACGTGGTTCACCGCTGCTGACGCCAAGGCGTTCGGCCTGGTGGACGACGTGACCGCAGAAGTCGCGGCCAGTAACACCTTTGACCTTTCGCAATTCCGGCGAGTGCCGGCGTCGCTGAAAAACCAAACCAAACCGCCCGCGCCGAATGAAAGCGGGGCAACCACAAGCATCATGAATCGAACCGAGACTC